TTGGCTTGAAAGAAGTGTTCCTTTAAAAAAAGTAAAAAAAGAATAGTCCCGAAGGACTATTCTATTGTTTCATTTTAATAACTGTGTCTTTGTGTTACAGTATCCCACTCTATCCAATGATATTCATATTGTCTATCCTGTGGGTCTTGTTCTGCTGATGTTAGTCTTTCAACTTCTGCAATAGCATCTTCTTTTTTATGATGAATTGAAATGATTTCTTCTCTTCCCAATCCTGAATCTTCAAATACAAGGTATACGTTCATAGTTATAAATTTTAAATTGTTAATAATAAATTAATTGTTAATAAAAAAGACAAGTCTAATCTGTTAAGATTAGACTTGTTTTTGCTTGGTTAACCCAACATAGCATCAGCAAGCAATGGTTGAATCAGCATTGAAGCAATGGTTGGTGCCATAGTGCCATCAATGACTTTCTGATTGATGACATTAAACTGTTTGATGTTAGTGTTTTCACGTACATAAAACTGTTGTTCTTTGGCATCAAATTCAAACTGTGTAATTAAACCCCCATTCCTTGGTGAAATAAGAATTGGTTGTTTAGTTGCTGTTTCAGCATAATGTTCCCCCCTTAATTTCTTAATCAAGGTAACTTGTTCTGCTGTAAGCTTTGATGTGACAGCATAGTGCAATAAAGAACCGCCCTTATAATAGGTGGTCTTAATGTACTTCACGTCAATAAAATAATTACCTGTTGCTTTAACAGGTTTAGTGCTCTTTTTAGTGCCACGAGCTGTGGTTTTGGTTTTGGCTGTGAATTTAGTTGCCATAATGATAAGGGTTTTTAGTTGTATTACTAAGTTATAATACAAGACAAGTCAGTGTATGGAAGAAGTGTTTTTTAAAAAGTCTAGATGTTGAAGTGGTTTTTTTTGTTGTCTTCCTGTCTTGTCATTATGACTATAATGTTTCTCTAGAAAAGAATGCTTTTTGTCTAGCCCTAGCTAATTTGACTTCATGTGTGGCAAAAGGTAGGGGGTAGGGGGGTTTTTCAAAGAGGGGAGGGGGGTCCGTGGTGGTGGTACCTAACTCAGTCTCTTATATAAGAAGTACCATTATACCATGCTTGTTAAAAGTGTGTCCCAAGCTTTGTTATTGTTGTAGAAATTTGTATATTAGAGATATGGTTACTCAGGTATATAATGCATATGTTAATCTTGCAGCAGGAGATTTTGTTACTTTAATTAGGAACCCCTCAAATTATAATGAGTTTGTATTTACTAAGGGGATAATTAATCCATATGCTTGTTATGGGGGGTTTGTTAAACTTAGTTATTTAGCAGGTGCTCCAGCCACTGTATATTTTGGTGCTGTTAATGATCAACTTAGTGGATTAACAATAGGTAATAAATATTATGCTGATCCTACTACTCCTGCAGGTATTACTGATATAGTTCCTGTAGGTACTTTTGTTATACAGGTTTTAGGTTCTGCTACTTCTACTACAGAATTAAGTTGGGAGCCAGAAACTTTTGTAGGAACATTTAGTGGTGCAGCTGGGCCAGCTGGTGGAGATTTATCAGGGACCTATCCTAATCCATCTGTAGTTTGGGCCAATGGTTATCCTACTTATGACTTAAGATACCTTAAGTTATCAGGAGGAACTATGACTGGGAATCTTATATTGAATGGAGACCCTACAACTAATTTACAAGCTGCAACTAAACAGTACATTGATAATCTTATTAATGGTATAGATTGGAAAGAGGCAGCACATGTTGGTACTGTTACTACTCTTCCTAGTTATATTGTATCAGGAAGTGGACAGATTCTTACTGGTTCTGTGAATGGTGCTATACCATCTGCTACTACAGACAACCATACTGTATTAATAAATGAAAGAGTACTTGTTAAGGATGAGGTTGGTGGCAACCTTCCTAATAATGGTATATATAAGTTAACCCAGGTTGGTGATGCATTTACTCCTTATATATTGACCAGGACTGCAGATGCTAATACGCCTAGTTTATTACTTGAAGCTACTATTTCTATTATATATGGAAGTACCCTAGCTAATTCTATATGGCATTTAACCCCTGCTTCAGTTCCTATTATTATAGGTACTACTAATTTAAGTTGGGTAGAAATAGGTGGTTCAGGTATTACTTCACTCAATGCTCTTACTGCAGTTACTCAAACTTTTGCTACAGGTACTTCTGGTTTAGACTTTAATATTTTATCAGCTACAAGTACCCATAAGTTTAATTTACCCACTGCTTCTGCATCTAATAGAGGAGCATTAAGTAGTGCTGATTGGACAACCTTTAATAATAAAATAGCAGGTAAGGTTTGTAGAACGACAACTGATGCCACACCAATCACAGCAAACACAGCAAATACATTAGTTTATTCAAAACTAATTACTGGTGGAACATTTGCTGTTGGTGACATTGTTTCAATAATATATAGAGCAAGGAAAGTTGGTGTTGCTGGTATAACAAGTTTGAGGATATATGTAAATACTTCTGCTGCTATAGCAGGAGCAACTTTGATTGCTACAAACTCAACAGCAGCAGGTACGCTAGTTGCTCAGATGACACGAGAGATAAATATTAAAACTGCTACAAATACTGAAATGTATCCTGCTGCAACGTCAGCTGCAAGTGATATGTTTAATGGAGTAGTTGCTGTTTCTGCATTAAACATTGATTGGACAACAGACAAATATTTTGTTTTTGCTATTCAAAATGCAAATACAGGAGATACTACAACAGCTTCAATGTATGATATAAGACTTATAGAATAATGGATAACTTAATTTATAACAACTCAATAATCACCTTTAATGATATTGATTACCCATATGAACAGGTGGAAAAGATAGATAATTTATGTGTGCATGTATTTATGGGTGGTCAAATTGTTGCATTTATTGGAGAAGAAACTTCTATAAATGGAATAGTTATGCAAAATTCTGATGAAATTATTGTAACTTTAAATAATACTTAGCATCTTTGTATTATTCATTTTGTTATCTGTTGTTAAGTTCAAAAGTCCCTAGGAAATCCCTGGGGATTTTTGTTTATTTGTAGTCTAATATACTCTCTATGGAAACTTCTTTTAATCTAGATGATAAATCAAATGAATCTTTTTATAAACATCTTTTAAACATTTGGGAAATAACTCCTGCTGTTGTTAAAGAAAAATTCTTAAGACACCAAAAGTGTTCTTTGTGTAAAGAATGCTATGTACATCTATCTGAGGTTCAAGCTTCTGTAAAAGCTGATAAGTTAGCTAAATTAACAATGGCAGAAAATAAAGATTAGTTGTAACATATGTAAGATTTTATTGTATATTATAATAAAACTTATCATGGGCCATAAAAAAACACAATCTCAATATAAAAGTAGTAGGAAAAATATTCTTAAAACTCAAAGGTTAATAGAAAGTAACAATGCTGTTTTAAAAAAATTAAAAGAAAATGAGTCTTAAAAGTCTACAAACTAAAATAGGAGTTACTACTGATGGAGCATTTGGTCCTGGAACTTTCAAGGCTGCTATGGCATTCTTTAAACTTACACCAGAAAGAGCAGCTCACTTCTTTGGACAAACCTCCCATGAAACAGGAGGCTTTACAATCTTTACAGAAAACTTAAACTACTCTGCTGATGGTTTAAAGAAGATATTTCCTAAGTATTTTCCAGGTAATATGGCAGACTTATATGCTAAAAATCCTGAGAAAATTGCTAATAGAGTATATGCTAGTAGGATGGGGAATGGTAATGAAGCATCTGGAAATGGATGGAAGTTTAAAGGTAGAGGTGCTCTGCAAACCACAGGTAAAGACAACTACACTTCTCTATCAAAACATCTAAGTAAGCCAGAAATTCTAGTTACTCCAGACTTAGTAGCAAATCTATATGCATTTGAATCAGCACTATTCTTCTTTGAAAATAATAAGTTATGGTCTATTTGTGATAAAGGAGTTAATGATGCTACTATAACAGAACTAACTAAAAGAGTAAATGGTGGGATCAATGGTCTAGAAGACAGAATAGAAAAAACTAAAAAATATTACTCTTATATAAAACCAATTTAAAATAAAACAATATGTCAATAGGCAATTTAAAAGACCAAGGAAACAAAGGAAATAACTTTCCTTTTCAACTTAAAGCATTAAAATTAGCAGGTAAAGAACTTGGATCTAATCTACAAGAAATTGTTGTAACTCAAGCTACAACAGCTGCATTATTAACATCTATTAATGCTGTATACACAGCCTATCCTTCTTTGTTTCTTGTATCAAAAAGCATAGTATATAATAGTACTGCAAATAACTATAGTGCATTCTTAACTTTAGCTACAGTAAGTTAAAAAAGTTTTTGTTATTGTAAAAAAAATTCTTATATTATACAATATAGGTTAAAATCTTACATCCAATGAGTATAGGTAATCTTAGAGATCAGGGTAATAAAGGAAATAATTTTCCCTACCAACTTGCTTCTTTGCAGCTTTTGGGCAGCATTGAATCAACCTTAGCTTCGGGTGCTTCTACTCAACCTATTGGACCAATGGCAGCAGATGCTTTTGGAAGATTCAGAGTATCTGAACCATATACTTTAGGTGACTATAAACATATCTATGGTTTAGATTCTAACTTTATTGACCAAGTAGTAAATGGTGGTACAGTAACTTTTCAACCTTATCAAGCATGTGCAAGGTTAGCTACAACAGGTGCTGCCAATAGCTCTGCTATTCACCAGACAAAATTTTATCATCAATACCTTCCAGGTAAAAGTCAATTGATTTATTCAACCTTTAACTTTTATGCAGCTAATACAGGTGTTACTAAAAGAACAGGATATTTTGATGATAATAATGGTGTCTTTTTACAACAAAATGGATCAGGAGTTATAAGTTTTATAATAAGATCAAATACAAGTGGTGCTCCTGTTGATACAGAAATTGCAAATCAAGCTAACTGGAATATAGATCCATGTAATGGTTCAGGACCATCAGGTTTTAACTTCAATGTACTTACAACACAAATACTATTTATTGAACTTCAATGGCTTGGTGTTGGACGTGTAAGAGTTGGTTTTGTACATGCTGGTACATTCATAGTAGCTCATGAGTTTTATCATGATAATGTGATACCTACTGTTTATATGAGTAATCCTAATCTTCCAGTAAGATGTGAGATTGTAAGTTCAGGAAGTAATCCAGCTGCATACTTTGATCAAATCTGCTCTACTGTATTATCTGAAGGTGGATATGCAGAATCAGGTCAAGATTGGGCAACATTAAATACAACACTTAGAGCAGTAGCCGCAGGAGCAACAACACCTATATTGGCTATAAGACTTAAAACATTATTTAATACTTATGATAATAGAATGATTGTTAGATTAACTAAATATTCAGTATTATCTACAACACAATCATTATCTGTTAGAGTTGTTAAATTACCAAACATTGCTTCACTTACAACAGGTACAGTATGGGTATTAGCTAATACAAACTCAGGAGTAGAATATAATATTGGAGCAAGTGCTGTTATTGCACCATTTGATGTCATAGATGCATCATATGTTCCTGCATCTACTTCATCAAAATCATCATTAACTGAAAGCAGTGCATCAACAGCAAAGAAAAATTATATAGTACAAAATTATACAAGTACAGATTCTGAAATCTATGCAGTAGTAGTAACCAACTTAGGAGCTAATTCAACAGATGTAGGAGTTGCAATGCAGTGGAGAGAAATTTATTAATAATAAAAAATTATAAATAGAGTATAAATAGAGTATGGACGCACAACAATTAACTTTTACATTTGGAAATATGATTTCAATAATTACAATTATTGGCTCAGCATTATTCATGTGGTATGCACTTAAAAGAACTGTAGATAGAGCAATCATGATATCAAAACAATATAAAGAAGAACTTGAAGACTTTAAATTACAAGTTGATAAAAAAGAGACCAATATCTATAATAGGATAAATGAAATTAAAAAAGAGCAGCATGACTCTAATGAAAAGCTATGGGCTAAATTAGATATAATTGCAGATGCTCAAATAGAAATGAAAGTATGTTTAGCTAAAATAACAGGTGTTATGGAAGCAATTAATAATAAAAAAAAATTAAATAATTATGGGAGCTCAAGATAAACTCGTACCAGCAGCAGGTGTAATTGCAAACAATTGGGCAGGTACATCCTGGTCAACAAAAAGTACATTTAGATTACCTGCTAAAAAAGCTACATTATATAAAAATCCACTTATAGATGCACATGATTTTTTGTCTAGCATACATGCTAAACAATTAGCTATTGCTAATAACAATCATATATGGAATGGTGATATGGCAAATACACCTCCTGTATACTTGTCTAATCAACAACTATCTGCATATTCTTTAGATAGAGGTATACATGATGAAGTACTTCCTGGATTTGCTGCTACTACAATAGAAGAGTGGAATGAATTACAAACTGGAATAAGCAGAGCTTATAATATTACAGGTACAGTAGGTATTGCTTTTTTAAGAAATCCTCCATATACAACAAATGAGCAAACAGAAAGCTTAGTAAGAATGGGTATATTTTTTTCTAATCAAAATTTATTTAATGCTGTTGGTGGTTTACTAGGTGTATATGCAGCTGGAACAACTTATGCAGATGCTTGGAATTCAGTTAAAGTACCTGCTGATGCAGCTCTTGGTTATCAAACTAACTATATTGCTCCAGTATATCCTGGATTTCTTATAGCTGGAGTAAGTGGTTACTATAGATATACAGGTAAATCAAGATGGGCTACTCCATTTACTGGATGGGATTTGCAAAAATAACCCATTATATTTTTCTCCCTAAAAGACTTTAGCTAATCCCTAAAGTCTTTTTTTTGTAATTTATTTAGGTAAATTTTTTTTGTTTAAACTTTTATTATATATTTGTGGAAGTTTAACTTTAAAAGTTTATAAAATGTCAGACACAACCAACACTGAAAATCAGGAGCAACAACAGCTTACTTCTGAACAAATTGAAGCTATGCGTAAGAATATGGTAGCTTATTACAAAGAACAGATTAGTACTTTAAAACTACAATCTGAGTATGAAAAACTATTAGCAGATATTGAAGAAGCAAGAGCTAAAAGGATAATGAATACAATTAGGATAGCCCAAATGATGGCAGGCCCTAGAGAAGAGGAAGAAGAATCTGAAGAGGAACCAGTACATAATCCTCAACCAGAAAAATCCAATCCTCCTAGAAAACTTAAAACAGAATAATTAACCTGTCAGCAATATCAACATGGCTAAAGTAAACCTTGTAAATAAACAGGTTCAAATGGATTTAGATGATATTATTAGATTCCAACTCATTAGTTATTGTTATATAAACAATATAACTTTAAGTGAGTTGGATCTAGATTGTTTAACTCATTTAGGTAAATCAGGAGAATATGAACTAACTGAATTTTGCCATGATATGGCAGATAAAAGATTAGAAGAAAAACTTAAAACCTGGAAACCTGAACCTGGAATGCCTCAGCCTAAAAGGCCAGAGTCATCTCCACAAACAATAAGAAATGTACTTATTAAGGTAGAAAAAGAAAAGCTATTAGTTAAGAGTGGTAAGTCTCGTAAAAAGATTAGTCTTAATCCTGACTTAAAAATTCAAACTAATGGTAATATTTTACTTAATTTTAAAATAATTCATCTTGATACCCACGAAGCATAGTTTTTTATTTCCAGAAATAGCAGATGAAAATGAGGTAAGTATAAATCTAGTTAAAGAGTTTGTCACATTTTACTGGAAAGAAATAAGAAAAAAATTAAGTAATGCAGAAGGTCCTAATATTATAGTTCATGGACTTGGTACATTTAGAGTAAAACCTTGGAAGGTGCCAGAAGTAATGCTTGAATATGAAAACACTATTAAAAAATATAAAAAAATAATAGATAGTGGAGATAGAATCTCTTTTCAAAAGTTTGCTATTTTAAAAGATAATGAAAATAGACTTAAACAACTTCAAGATTTACAAAGTATGTTACAAGAAGACCACCAAAAAAAGAAAAAAATAAAGGAAAAAAGAAATGCTAAATAAATTAAAAAAGATTTGGAAAAGTAAAGACCTTATTTTTGAAGGAGTATTAAACTCAATCTTTATTAAAGATGAGATTGAAAAAATAGCTGCTTCAAGACTTAGAATATGTGAAGCATGTCCTTTAATTGACAGGGAAGGTAGTAAGTGTTTTGCACCTGGAACTCAGCCCTGTTGTGGAGATTGTGGATGTAAACTTGCTTGGAAAACAAGATCACTAGGATCTGAATGTACTCATCCTGATGGATCACGTTGGCCAGCTATTGTATCTCAAGAAGAAGAAGATAAGCTTTATAAAGATATTAACTATAATCCAGATAAGCCATGAATTATGTAAAATGTCCTATTTGTAAAGGCTCTGGTACTATTGGTTTTTGCAATACTACTTGTACTGTATGTCTTGGTAAACAATTAATTAGTGAATCAACAGGCTTACCACCTGAAACTTATGTCTCAACATCAACTCAAAACATTACTCAAAATGACAGTGATATTCAAACCAGAGAATCATCTTTACCAGAGTCTAGATCCTGAAGAAAGGATTAATTGGCTTAGTGTAACTAAGTTTGTAGGATTATTTAAACAAAAGTTTGACCCTATTACAGTATCTATAAAGTGTTCTAAGAATAAAAAGTCTAAGTGGTATGGATTTACCCCTGAAGAAATTCAAGGACATTGGGCTCATGAAACAGATAGAGCTGTAACTGCTGGTACTTTTTATCATGATCAGCGTGAATCTGATCTTATTGAAGTAGATACAATAGAAAGATCTGGAAGACCTATTCCTATTATTAAACCTATTTATTTAGATGGTATAAAGCATTCTCCTATTCAAAGACTTACTGAAGGGATATATCCTGAACACTTTATTTATCTTAAATCTGCTGGCATTTGTGGTCAATCAGATAGAGTAGAAGTAGTTAAAGATACTGTAGATGTAATAGACTATAAGACTAATAAAGAAATCAAAAAAGAAAGCTTTAAAAGTTGGGATGGAGTAAGTCAAAAGATGAGTGGTCCAATAACCCATCTAGATGATTGCAATTTTAATCATTATGCATTACAGTTGTCTACCTACATGTACATGATCCTTAAACATAACCCTAAATATAAACCAGGTAAAATGGCTTTACACCATGTAATCTTTGAAAAAGATGGTGAAGATAAGTTTGGAAACCCTATCTTGTGTAAAGATGCTAATGATAAGCCTATTGTAAAAACTGTAATTCCTTATGAAGTGCCTTATCTTAAATCAGAAGTAATAAACATGATTCAGTACATACAGGATAATCCTGAAACAATAAATAAAACAAAATGATACCAGAAAACCTAACACCACTAGTTTGGATAGTAGATCCACCAGCTGAAGATAACATGCTTAAGTTATCTTATCCAGTACCTTATGATGATAAGAATGATTTGGTATTACAACAATTAGCAAATGATGACAGTGTCATAGCTACAATAGTAATACCTAGAAAGTTGATATCAGGTTTAGCTCAAGAACTAACTAAATTTATAACAAAATGATAGACAAAACAACAGACCCATATTTTATTCAAAAACAAGTGAATAAACACAATGCCAAACCTAATACTGTGTTAGATAACCCTGAGTTATTTGATTTACAAGAATCAGTTAAAATTAATTTAAAAGAGTTTAGCTTTAAACTATTTGGTAGAATTTTTATGTTCCAGACTTATACAATAAAGGAAGTACATAAAATAACAGACTGTGATGAAATTATGTGTAGTAATGAAGCTATTATGGAAAGAGTTTTAAGAGATAACTTAACTTTAGAACAAAGAGCAGAGCTTGATAAAATAAATAATTGGGGAATATAATGTCTAGATATAAATTAAAAGTAGATTTTAGTTACTTTGATGGAGTAATGTTTGGTGTAGGATTTCCTATGACAGAATATGTAAGTATAACTATTTGCATACTATGTTTTGCAATACATATTAATTGGAATAAGAGATGATATTAAAAATATTTGATATAGTAAATGGTACTGTGGTGATTAATCATCATTGTCTTACTATACCTGAACTTAAAGCAATTCATGATTTTTATACGGATCCTATTCCTGTTTTTAATTTTCTCTATTATAGATTTGATGTAGAAAGTCCATATGCCAATATTGCAGATGAAGAAAAAGATGACATTATATATAATGATTTCCCTGGTGACTATACACTAGAAGATGAGGAGATTAGAGCAGCAATTAATAAACTTGAAACTTTATACACTACACCTACTTATAGATACTATCTAGATAATAAAATCTTACTTGAAAAACTTGGTAAATTTGCTAGGACAACAAGTATTACTGCAGGAAGAGATGGTAATATAACAGCTTTAAGTGCACAAATTAAATCAGTAGGTAAAACTATAATGGAGTTTAAACAACTAGAAAAAGTAGTTTTAGCTGAATTAGAAGAAACAAGGGGTAGAGCAAGAGGTGGTAAAAAATTAGCATATGACCAATAATATGGAAGATTTATATGGATGGTTGTTTCATTATAATCCTTATATGAAACACTGGGCAGTCTTTAAAAAAGAAGACATGGGTAACTATTTTAATGGAAAATTAAAAGATGTGTTAATCTCTTCTAAGGTAGATACCTTAATAGAAATAATCATAAATACTCAAGGAGATCCAGATAAAGTTAAAGCACTATTGAATGAGTAATTTTTATTCAGAAATACCTACTTGGGAAAATGGTCAATGGTCAACTACATCTTTTAGTAGTCTAATTGAATTTAGGGATTTTATAAAGTCTTTATTTAAAGAACCAGGACAGTATAATTTTGATGAAACAGCCTTTGAGTTTAATGCTCAAGCTAGAAAGTTTCAACATCAAAATTACTATAGTGCATATCCTGAAGGATCAAGAGACTTTAGAGAATACTGGGATGATCAAAAACTTAAAAATAGATTTGGAGTAATCTTTAAAGGTAAAACTGATACATGGTATCTTACTAGAGAATACTATATGTGGATTAACTTTTTACCTATTAATGATAAAGTAAAAAAGAAGTTTGACTTTCCAGAAGTTTGGGATGGTCAATATCATATGGCTCTTTATGAACTATTAGCAGAGCTACACTATGACCATGCTGCTGTCCTAAAGAAACGTCAATTTGGGTCATCATATTTCCATATGGCTAAATTCATTAATCAAATTTGGTTTGAAGAAACACCTATATTAAAGATGGGTGCAAGTCTAAAAGACTATATAAATGATAAGGGATCATGGAAATTTCTAACAGAATACAAATCTTTCTTAGATGACAAGACAGCTTGGTATAGGCCAATGTCTCCTAATAAAGTATTAATGTGGCAACAACAAATTGAAGATACAGATTACAATGGTAGGTCAACTTACAAAGGTCTTAAAGGAACTATCCAGGGAACTAGTTTTGAACAAAGTGATACAGCTGGAGTGGGTGGTGCAATCAGGTACTTCTTTTATGAAGAAGCTGGGATTGCTCCTAACATGGACAAAACAGTAGAGTATTTATTTCCTGCTTTACAATCTGGAGATATAACTACAGGAACATTTATAGCTGCAGGATCCGTGGGTGATCTTGATCAATGTGAACCTCTTAAGGAAATGATGCTTAATCCTGAACCAAATAGTATTTATCCAGTAGAGACAAATCTATTAGATGATAAAGGTACTATAGGTGTGTCAGGTCTTTTTATTCCAGAACAATGGTCTATGCCTCCTTACATTGATAAGTTTGGAAACTCATTAGTTGAACAAGCTTTAGAGGCTCTTAACATTAAGTTTGAAAAATGGAAGAAAGATCTTAGTCCTGAAAAATACCAACTTAGAATTTCTCAGCATCCAAGAAATATTGCTGAAGCATTTGCTTATAGAAAACTTTCTGTTTTTCCTCAACACTTAGTAGCAGCACAGAAAAGAAGAATTGAAGAAAAAGATTATGCTTATGAATTTGTAGAACTATTTAGAACTACAGATGGTAAAGTAGAGCATAAGTTAACTAATAAGTTACCTATTTCTGATTTTCCAATCTCTAAAAAGACTGAGGATAAAACAGGTACTATTGTAGTATGGGAGAAACCAGATCCTAAATCTGAGTGGGGAACTTACTATGCTTCTGTGGATCCAGTTAGTGAGGGAAAAACTACAACAAGTGATTCACTTTGTTCTATATATGTATATAAGAATCCAGTTGAAGTAACAAGAATAGATACAGATACAGTAGATTCTTTTATAGAAAAGGATAAGATTGTAGCTGCCTGGTGTGGTAGATTTGATGACATTACAAAAACTCATCAAAGACTAGAGTTAATTATAGAGTGGTATAATGCATGGACAATTATAGAGAATAACGTGTCCTTGTTTATCCAATACATGATTTCTAAAAGAAAACAAAAATACCTTGTTCCTAAAGACCAGATACTATTTCTTAAAGATCTAGGTGCTAATAGGAATGTGTTCCAAGAATATGGATGGAAAAATGTTAGTACAATCTTTAAAGCTCACCTTCTTAGTTATCTTATTGAATTTCTCAGAGAAGAAATAGATATAGAAACTAAAGAGGATGGTACTATTGTTAAAACATCATATGGTATAGAAAGAATACCAGATATAATGGCTATGAAAGAGATGGAAGCCTATAATGATACCATCAACGTGGATAGGTTAGTTGCTTTAGCAGCTCTTATTTCCTTTGCTAAAGTACAGCAAGCTAATCGTGGTTATAGAAAAAGAGTAGAGGTGTTAGATAAAAAACACTTGGAAAAGTCAGCAAATTTGTTTAAATTAAATACAAACCCTTTCAAGCATCTTGGAAGATCAAGAAGTCATAATGAATCAATGAGACATTCAAGAAGTCCATTTAAAAATATAAGATAATATGAAGGTTCTAAACGCCCTTCAGCTAAAAGCTGGAGCTAAATCAGAGTATAACCGTATGGGTTCTATAACCCAACCAATACAGTTTATACCAAGAAAAGAAAAAGATCCTGAGTGGACAGCTTGGAATCTAGATTGGCTAGAGTGGAATGGTCTTAAGCAAATACGTAGGAATGCACGCAGGCTTATGAAAAACTATAAGTTAGCTAAAGGGGTAATAGATAGAGATGATTACATTGTAGAAGAAGATAATGAGATGAGAGATCTTGTAGAAACTCTAACAAGAGAAGATGCAAGTGCTTTAGAACTTAAATTTTATCCTATTATTCCTAATGTAGTTAATGTATTAGTTTCTGAGTTTGCAAAAAGAAATACTAAAGTTACTTTTAGAACTGTAGATGAGTTTTCTTATAATGAACAACTTGAATCAAAAAGACAACAAGTAGAGAAGGTTTTATTTTCTCAAGCTGAATCAAAGTTGTTACAAGCTATGCTTCAACAAGGAATGGATCCAAATGATCCTGAAGTACAGCAACAAATCCAACAACAAATGGATCCAGAAAATCTTAAAACTCTTCCTGAGATTCAAGGATTTTTTGATAAAGATTATAGGTCCATGGTAGAGCAATGGGCATCTCATCAGATGAAAGTTGATGAAGAAAGATTTAGAATGGATGAGCTTGAGGAAAGAGCTTTTAGAGATATGCTTATTACAGACAGAGAATTCTGGCACTTTAGAATGGGTGAGGATGATTATGAAGTAGAACTTTGGAATCCTGTATTATCTTTCTACCACAAATCACCAGACAATAGATACATCTCTCAGGGTAACTGGGCAGGTAGAATAGATATGATGACTATAGCTGATGTTATAGATAAGTATGGTTATATTATGACTCAAGAACAATTAGAGTCAATTGAAGCAATTTATCCTGTAAGGTCTGCAGGTTATCCACTACAAGGTTATCAAAATGATGGTTCATACTACGATGCTACAAAAGGTCATGATTGGAATACAGCTATGCCAGGTCTTGCTTATAGACAGTATACATCTATGTGGGACAATAGTATTGCTCCTGGAGGGGATATTATTAATTGGATTATGGCAGAGGGTGAAGATTATGCTCCTATGGGGTCTAGTTTCTTACTTAGAGTTACTACGTCCTACTGGAAAAGTCAAAGAAAAGTCGGTCATCTTACAAAAGTATCTGAGTCAGGTGAAGTAATAACTGATATTATAGATGAGGATTATGATGTAATTGATAAACCAGTTTATAATACTAGATTAATTAAAAACAAATCTAAAGATAATTTAATCTTTGGAGAACACATAGATTGGATTTGGATCAATGAAGTTTGGGGTGGAGTTAAGATTGGACCTAATCATCCTAGTTTCTGGGGTATGAATAATCCTGGAGGTATTAATCCTATGTATCTTGGTATTGATAAAAACAAATCAGGTCCATTAAGATTCCAATTTAAAGGTGATAATAGTCTTTATGGTTGTAAACTACCTGTAGAGGGAGCTGTATTCTCAGATAGAAATACTAGATCTACAGCTATGGTTGATCTTATGAAGCCTTTTCAAATTGGATACAATATTGTAAATAACCAGATTGCAGATATTCTAGTAGATGAACTTGGTACAGTAATCTTGCTTGATCAAAATGCTTTACCTAGACACTCAATGAATGAAGACTGGGGAAAGAACAATTTGGCTAAAGCATATGTGGCAATGAAGAATTTCCAAATGTTGCCCTTAGATACAACTATTACTAATACAGAAAATCCTTTAGCTTTTCAGCACTTCCAAACTTTGAATTTAGAACAAACTCAAAGAATGTTATCTAGGGTTCAATTAGCTAGTTACTTTAAAAATCAGGCTTTTGAAGTTATTGGTATTACACCACAAAGGCTGGGACAGCAAATAGGTCAAACAGATACTGCTAAAGGTATTGAACAAGCTGTAACAGGTTCTTTTGCCCAAACAGAAGTTTACTTTATGCAGCATTGTGATTACCTAATGCCAAGAGTACATCAAATGAGAACTGACTTAGCTCAGTATTATCATTCAAGAAAGCCAAGTGTTAGATTACAATACATGACTTCTAATGATGAAAAAGTTAATTTTGAAATTAATGGTACAGATTTACTAGCTAGGGATCTTAATATTTTTGCAACTACAAAGGCAAACCACAGATCTATGCTAGAGCAATTCAAACAATTAGTTGTTACTAATAATACTACAGGTGCTTCTATTTACGATCTTGGTAATGTTATGCAAGCAGAAAGCATGTCAGAACTTAATCATGTTCTTAAAGCAACAGAGAAAAAAGCTAATGGTCAACGTCAAGAACAAATGCAACATGAACAGCAAATGAAGGAGATGGAGATGCAACAAAGAACTCAAGATAAACAAATGGAACTTGACAGATCTAGTCTTGAGAAAGAAAAAGATAGAAGAAGAGATTTACTTGTTGCTGAGATTAAGTCAGCTGGTTATGGTGCTGTGCAAGATATTAATACTAATCAGCAATCTGATTATTTAGATACACTTGGTATGATACAGCAATCAGATGAGTTTCAACAAACTATGGCACTTGGTCAACAAAAAGAAAATAATAAAAGTATGATGAGTGATAAGAAACATATGATTGCTGAAGAAAAAATTCAAGCTCAATTAGCAATGAAACAAATGGAACTTAACATTGCCAAAGAAAATAAAAATAGATTTGATGTGAAACCTAAAGATAACAGCAAAAAGAAAAAATAAGTTAGCTATGTAGTGCACAAAATTTCATTTTAAATATATATAGTATTCAAATTTATAAAGTTTATTTGTATAAATTTGCTATATTAATTATGTCAGTCAAATTAACCAACCAATAAACCAAAATACTATGAGTGAGAATAAAGAAACAACTTCAGTAGAAACAGTAGATATGAATCTAGATGATATCCTCAATATTGGGGATAGTGTCATGCTTCCTGCTGGTGACAAAAAAGAAGAACCTAAGAATAATCTTTTCAGTAGAAATACTGTTGATGTATCCTTTTTAGATAAACCCCTTGATAAAGAAGAAGAAGATACTTCATCTGATTCTAAAGAAGATCAA